CTTCATTAACATTGTCTAAAAATAACTGATAGGTGGTGTTTAATAATGTTCTGCCAAGATACTCCTCAACCCACTCTCTAGCTGATATAATTAAATTTTGGATAAGTGTGGTATCTACCCCTGAGTCCGTTCTTAAATACGCAATAGTTTCTGCATCACTTGTTGGCTCATCACTTGGTGCTGTGTGTACTTTTAAACCACTCATGCCACCTCCTTTGGAAAATCATAGATTGGAGCGTTGCCAGTAGGATTTCCCTTTCCATCAACTGGAGTATCAAATAATTTTTTAAACGCTGTTAAATCAGAGCAAGCATTTATTTTATCTTCTATTGTTTTTGATGATGTTCTAACTGCTGTTCTATATGTACTAACATCACTAGGGATAGCCGTTCCTGCTTCTGATTTTCTAGTAACATACCAATCTGTTGATTGAAGTCTGCCGTTTGCTGATTCTTTTGTTTTACGCACCCAAATTGTTTTTAAACCTTCGTTAATAGCTTGGTTGCCATCTTCATCTTTGAGCAAGTTCCCATCTTCATCTTTAGCATTTTCATCAGCTAGTTTTCTTTCAATAAGAGTTTTACCATCTGCCTTATAGCCGTAATAAAATTTATTATCATAAGGCTTAGATGCTACATCTTCCCACCAAACTACGCCCATTTTTGCCTTAGTGTCCTTATCCCATACCATCCAATTTGAGGGGTGAGTTATTCCACTATCATCTGTCCAACCCCTTCCTGCTTGTATTGTTTTATTTCCATGTTTCCAGACCATTATATCCTCCTATCATCTTCCGTTTGCGTATTTAAAAGGCATCTCAGCAAATGCCATGTAGATGTAATTACCCCCTGATGCG